ATCGAGTCACTCTTTATACGGTCGATGGATCGCAATATGCACGATCTAATTCTGATGCTCTCTGAAGAGGAATCGAGGGATGAAATTTATACCCACGATCCAGATGCCTTTTTTGACTCGTACTTAGATGCAATCTGGGAAGTCCATGACTTGGCGCTGCTGATGGACTTCACTGGAAACCTGGATGCGCCGCTTCCTTAATAACCACCGAGAACATCCACGATGAGAATGAAAGACTTACACAATCCTGCCCGCCTTCAGAATGAACTCTGAAGGAGCGCATTGACATGCCAACCCGTCCAATGAACCCCCGTCAACCGCCACCGATTCCTACTACCGGCGAGGTGTTTTGCACGACATGCCGGATGTATCGGCCAAACACTTTTATTGCCGAGTCTCGATGGCGCGGGCCAAGGCATAACCAGCCCAGCTTTATGTGTAAGGGGTGCGAAGATAAGATGAATAGGGATAAAGCAAAGGCGGCGCTGGAGAATAAATGAAAGACAACTTCGAAATCGTTTTAGATGACTTGCGACTGTATCCTGACAGCCGGATTTCAGCAATTATCAGACGGCTAGATATAGGGAAAAGCAGTATAAAGTACGCCCTATACCGACTCGTTCAGATCGGTAAAGTAAAGAAATTCAAATATGGTCCGAGTGATTTTGGTTATTCTGAAGTCGCCGAAGTTTCAATGCCAATCAAGGATGTCCCTGGATACAGAAAAGAGAAAATCAGGTTCGAGGCTAGATTCCGTGAATTCACGGATGCCGTGATTCCTATGATTAAGACAATGCCTGGAAGGCCGTCATTTTTCTATGCAGAATTATTGGGGCAAGGGACACAAACAACAGTTAATGGGCTAAAGAAATTAGAGAAAATGGGTGTTCTTTTTAAAGACAAGCGTCGCCGTAAAAACATGAAAAATCCGCTAATACTGTGGTGGATAGCTGGAGAGCAGCCGGCCAATTTGGCGGGATACAAAGCAACTACAGATATAATTGACAGGCCAGCAAAAGAAATTTTCATAAATCAAAAAACACAAGATGCTCCGATTAAACAAATGCTGGTCGAACCTATCGATGAAGACGATTTAAAATGGATGAATGAGGCTAGAATGACACGTCATCAACGCCTTGTTGATGAGATTCATCGATATGAAAATCAAATGCCAATCCCAAGCTATGCCGATTATTTTAGAGCGCATGGAGGATAAGATGGCCGGCCCAATATTTGTTGTTGAGTTAGAGCCTGGATTGTGGATGAATTCCAGATACTATTCTGCGGATTGACGAATGAGCTACTCACTACGCCCCTACCAACTCAACAAAGTCGCTGAAGCAGCGCACAACTTGAGCTTGTTGGAATGCCATGATACCATACTTCAACTTTAACGCAACAGAAGGCAGCCAACCATGGAACGAGTACCGCTAAATGTTAGGATAAACAGGAGCTTACGGGAGAGACTACAGGAGATTGCGCGGGGTAAAAATAGAACCCTAAGTAACCTTGTAGAGACAGCTTTGTTGCAGGTGGTGGCAGACACGACACGAGGCGCTCGGAATCAGGAAGGTGCGGAGAGACTACTATGAGTGACATGGCAATCAGCTATGATGGACTTCGCCCCATACAAACCATATTTAAAGGCTATCGATTCAGAAGCCGATTAGAGGCGCGGTGGGCGGTATTTTTAGAGACGCTGGGGTTGCGGTGGGAATATGAGCCTCAAGGATTTGAGCTTAAGGACGGGACACGATACCTGCCTGACTTTTACCTTCCTAATCAGGAAACTTTTGTTGAGATTAAGCCAGCAGTAAAGATGCTTCAAAAGCACATTTATCTGGCCGGAAAGTTTTCGTGCGGAGTTAAGTTCGTTAAAGCCCATGGGGTCAATAATTGGCGAAAATTAATAGCGTCTGGTTATTGTGAGCTTGACCAGGAAAACTATAATTCACACGAATATGACTTATGGGCCAATGGATTTCATAGGATAACTGGCCCATGGCTGGCTAAGCAATACGATAGCGATGTCGAGATGATGTCGCCTCCATCAACTCATGGAAATGTTAGTTTTTACTTTGGACCTCAGCCATTAGGACGCCATATCTTTGACTATTGTCTTGAAACAATCCGTAGAAGCACAACGATATTTGCATGGATAGATAGCCTTGACTGCCATGGAACGCTTATGGAACTTGGATATGCGATGGCATTAAACAAGGAAATAATTATCGCATATCACGAAGACCTTGATATTCCGCAGCATGAAATTGTGGATGGATACAGGGAACACGCTACCATCGCTAGACATGATCTTTGGTTCGTCGAACAAGCCGCGAATAAGGTTGTTAGGTCGTGGTCACCAAGAGCGGCATTTGATTTGACGCTTGGAAGCCCGCCAAAAGAACTACAGAAGGTCATTCAACTGGATAATTGGATAGCAATATGCGGAAATCCGCATCCAGGAGAATATAGGGCATTTAGTGGGTCGAATGGGGTTACGCCTTTTTTTGGGCGGTTATCTAAACCTGGAAATAAATTATGCGTTGATGATGAGTATCATCATGAATTAGAGATAGATCGCGCTATCAATGCCGCCCGATCAGCTAGATTTGAACACGGAGAGCAGCCATGAGTTGGTGTCGTCTATGGGAAGAAATGCCTAACGACCCAAAATGGCGAACAATATCCAGGAAATCAGGGCAAAGCATTGGGAACGTCATCGCGGTATTCATCCACATGATGTCCATCGCCTCCCAATCCGATGAGCGCGGGTCGATCAACAGCTTTGTGGATGAGGATGTCGCCGCATCGCTCGACATGGAGGCCGAGGACGTTGCGGCGATCAGGGAAGCCATGCAGGGAAGGGTCTTGGATGGGTCCACCATATCAGGCTGGGAACGCCGTCAACCAAAGCGAGAGGATGGCTCTTCAGAACGCGCAAAGCGTTGGAGAGAAACGAAAAAAGCAGAAGCGAACGCAACCGAACGCAACCGAACGCAACCGAACGCAAAAAAACGCCCAGAGTCAGAGTCAGAGTCAGATCCAGATTCAGAGACTTTCCAAGTGAAAGTAACAAAGTCGTCGTCTGTCAGAGGGGGTGTGGGGGAGATTCAGAAGACGACGGACGACAGACAGGATTTTTTCGAATTAACCCCTGGCCGGTTGCGGATGGCGCGGGACCGGGGGTTTACGGACGAAGCATGGTTACGAGCGGAAACCGAAAAATTCATTAATCGCAACCAAGGGCAGAGCATCAAGGACCCAGACCGCGCATGGCTGGCGTGGTTGGAGGCGGGCCGGCGCATGGGGATTGCCATCCGAGATAAGCCATTCGTGGGGCGGAAGCCAGACAGCAGCGGCTACGTATCGCGAGGGGCGGTGCTATGACCCCATCTCAGCTTTCCGAGCGACTGGCTGGCAGGGTTGAATCGGTCGCCAAGCACCTGCTTCCGAACGGCCGGCGAATGGCCCAAGAATTCGTCGCCGGGAGCCTTGGCGGCGAAGCTGGAGATAGCCTGAAGGTGCGACTCAGTGGCGGCAAGATCGGCGTGTGGTCTGATTTCGCGACCGGCCAAAGTGGCGGCGATTTGCTGGACCTGTGGTGTGCAGTGCGAGGATGCGACCTAAAACAAGCCATGGATGAATCCGCGAGCTGGCTTGGATTGTCGATTGATGGGACGAAGAGCCGCCCTAAAAAAACCTATCGGTCGCCGGATCGTCCGAAAGAAGCCAAGCGCCTCGAATCAGATAGCGCAGTGACGGCCTATTTCCGCACGCGGGGCATTACAGAAACAACGCTGGCGGCTTTCAAGGTCGCCGAATTACCAGGGTCCGCGCGATTTCCAAGACTAGGCGGCAATCCAGCCACTATCGTCTTCCCGTATCTTCGGGATGGGCGGTTACTGAATTGCAAATATCTCGCTCTGCTACGAGACGCAGACGGAAAAAAACATACGACCCAGGAATCAAATGCCGAGCCTTGCCTGTTCGGCTGGCAAACCATTCCAGCACATACAAGAGCGGTTGTTATTACCGAAGGCGAGATAGACGCCATGACGCTGTATCAATTCGGAGTTCCGGCCTTGTCGGTGCCCATGGGTGGTGGTGGCGGTGCAAAGCAAGATTGGATAGAGAGCGATTACGATCATCTTCAGCGATTCGATACGATTTTTGTAGGACTGGACATGGACGGACCTGGGCGCGAAGGCGCGCAAGAAATCATTCGACGGTTAGGTGCCGAGCGCTGCAGGCTGATTGAATGGCCACACAAGGACGCCAATGAATGCCTAAAGCAGGGGTTCACGAAAGAAGATTTCGCCCGCTGCATCATGACCGCGAAAACCCAAGACCCGGAAGAGCTAAGGCCCGCTGATGCTTATACCGGCGCGGTGCTGCATGAATTCTTCCCTGCCCCAGATACCCCACGCGGCTTGGCGACCCCATGGGAAAAGGTTGGCGACCATTTACGATTCAGACCATCGGAAGTCACGATATGGGGGGGCTATTCTGGCCACGGAAAATCCATCGTCTTGAATCATGTCGCGGCGGCCGGATTAGCTCGCGACGAACGATTCTGTATCGCCTCAATGGAAATGCCGCCGCCCAGAACGCTATGGCGATTAGTAAGACAACTGACCGCGCAAGAAAAACCGACCGCTAAGTACATTGAGCATTGCATGACGTGGCTAGGGGATAAGCTATGGCTATTCGATTTGCTGGGTACCGCAAAAACGGATCGGATGCTCGAAGTGTTCGCTTACGCTGCAAAGAGATACCAAATCAGGCAATTTATCGTCGATTCAATCTCAAAATGCGGGATTGCCGAAGACGATTACAACGGGCAAAAGGCCATCGTGGAAAGATTGGTGGATTTTGCGCATCGGCATGAATCGCATATCCACCTAGTGAGTCATGCCAGAAAGGGTAGCGACGAATACAGCCCTCCAGGAAAAATGGACTTTAAAGGAACTGGCGCTATCACAGATATGGCTGATAATGTGATAACGGTTTTTAGGAATAAGAAAAAAGAGGAGAAGATTTCAATAGCGCAAGCTGAAGGCCGACAAATAGAAGCGGATGTTTCTGATAAGCCAGACGCTTATTTGATGGTTTCAAAGCAGCGATATACAGGATGGGAGGGTGACATTTATCTGTGGTTTCATCCAGGATCATTGCAATATCTTGAGAGAAACGGGAGAAGCCCTAATCGCTATGTAAAGTTCGAATCGGGGCAGTATGACCACTAGGGTCTTTTGCAGCCGTATCCAGCGGCGGCATCGCGGCGACGGTTCTGAGTTTTCAAGATGCGAAACGTGAATTGTTTGGAGAGGGATGAATGAACAACTACCACCGTTTATCTAAATCAGAAACCGCGCTAGGATTCCGCCGTGGCGGTTCTGTGTTATTCCAGCCGCCTCCCGGCGCTTATTCCAAGAACTGCCGACAAGCGCAATGTGCGGGCCAGCGCGGGAGCATCATGAGTTTTCAAGGAGACAGCTATGCGACTATTCGATTTAATCGAATGGACTGTCTGTGTAATTTGGCGTATTGTGAGGAGTGAACATGAGCAAACAATCCGAAGCGAAAATCAATCAAGGCTACAACGATAAGCCGATTCCACGAACTTGCGGAAATTGCGCGAAATACGAAAGTGAATTAGTTGATCTTGCCCCGCCTTACAATCAGTATTTTGCAGAAAAAAACAAGCGATGTGGCCTTGGAGGATTCGCGGTTAAGAAAACGGCGACTTGCTTGAAGTGGGAGGAGAAATGAGCAAAGCACAGGGTTCAATCATCGGCGCGTCCGGCGGTGCCGCATTCCGCCCTGCGACGCTTGTCTATCAAGTATGCCCGCACTGCAAGAGGCTATTGCACGGAATTACCTCTATGTGCAGCAAAGGATTGTGCGACGAGCACGGCGAGGTCACGCCAATGAATAGCGCAGTTGTGAATACGCATAATTATCGACAACGAGTTGATTGGAGCGCGGCATGAATCGCAACAGCACGGTTCATGACTACATGCGAGCCAGATTGTTATCTGTCGTAATTATTGCGCCGATTGGTGACAAGCGAGAGTCGCTTGATGATCTACGTAAGTCAGAATGGTCGCGCGATTTTGAGCGGCTCATGAGAAATCGCTTGCTCATGGGTCGTTATCGTTATGGGCTAATGCGGAGAACTGACGCCTTGCAGTATGATCGAGTTGGAAGCGCTATGGACCGATTAAGAAAATATGCCGAGCACGGCAATACTGAGCATTTGGTTGATGTTGCCAATCTCATGCTGCTTGAATTTGAGCATGGACAACATCCGCGCAAGCATTTTATGGCGCAAGACGATAGTAGGCATGTCGAGCATTTAGGGTCTGCATCATGAGCGCCATAATCCTCCGCAGTGACCTCCGATGCCCGAAGAATTGCGAAGGCAGGATCATCGAATCGAGGATTCCGGGGAAAGGCCCTGAGTATCGGTGCGACCGGTGCAAGTCGGTCGTTAATCCACTTCCGCGTTGGCATTACGTGACTCATTCGAAAAAATGACGACAAAATAAATGAACCAGCGAAAAAACCAAGAAGATGCCTAAAGATATTTTTTCTCGATTCTGAAAGAAGAAAATATCTATCTATGGATCGAAATGGTTTTGGCGGGATAAAATTTTTCCATTTTTTCCCAAAAACAGAATTTTCTCATCGTAAGCCATGCGCTGGACATGATGTGATCCGATGCCACGAATACACGCTAACCGTACTGTGGTTATACGGCGGCATCGTTTTCGATGTTGCAGAGACGAGGGATTTTTGAATGCCCCGCCGCCACCGCCCGCCCAAGCCGAAAACCGCCAGGCCCATCGACCTATACGCCTGCTTGCGAGGCGACCTATCGAGCCTTGAACCAGCAAAGGCGTCAAAATCGTCCTGCAAGGCACCTACGAGGCACGCAAGAAGCGTTGGTAATGGTGAGGTAGCGGGTCGGCATGGGACGTGTCTTAAACAGCAAAATTTGATTGATTGAGGATGGTCAGCATGAAGCAAATCCCCTATAGGTTCATGACGCCGAAGTTGAGGCTTGCCCATGTGCCGGATCATTGGCCAATGGACGCGGTTGCCGAGGTTCTGACATTCCGCGCAAAGGCCAATCCAGGCGATGTTTTTGAGTTAGTGCTTAGAAGTGATGGCATCTATGAATTGGTTGCTACGGGAACATCGGTCTGATGGGAAAACTATCACGCGACAAGGGCGCCGGCGGTGAGCGCGAGTTCCGCCGCCTGTTTTCCGAACTCGTTGGCGTCCAGGTCGAACGAAACCTATGCCAGACCCGCGACGGCGGAAAGCACGAGGATATTGAGCCGCTGGGTAATTGGTTTATCGAAATCAAGCGAGCCGCCAAGGCCGAGATTTCAAAGTAGTGGCTACAGGCTGGCGAGCAGGCTGGACGAGATAAAATCCCTGCTTTGGCGTACCGAGTGGATCGACATGATTAGCGGATGATTGTTTCGTTGCATTCAATAGACAAAGTATCAGACGTGCAAAGCGCCTTAAACAACGAAATTTATTGGATGATGCCAATGCCTGCCCACGATCTTGAGTTTACCGTCCATGGACTCCCCGCGCCGCAGGGCAGCAAGCGGCATGTCGGGAAAGGCGTCATGGTGGAATCTTCTAAATACGTGAAGCCATGGCGAGAAGCCGTCAAGGCCGCCGCTATTGATGCAAACCGAGAACATGGATTCAGAATGATGATTGGCCCCATTAGTGCTACGTTTCGGTTTTTCTTCTCACGACCGAAAAATCATTATGGGAACGGGAAGAATTCTAGAAAGGTTAAATGTGGTGCTCCACAAGTTCACATCATTAAACCGGACTTGAGTAAACTTATTAGGTCAACCGAAGACGCGCTTGTTGATGCTGGAATAATTAGGGATGACTGTCTGATTCAGACCATTGAGGCGCATAAGGAATATACGCAGCTAGCTCCATTTGCGATTATTCTGATTTCTACAAACGGATAATTATGGAGAACCGGATGGCCGAAATCAGCTTGCCGGCATTCGCGGCTCTTGTTCTGGAATCAATTTAGGAGTTTACATGACCTTACACATCACTCGGACCACAAAAACCGCCCGCATTCCTGTTCGCGCTCATCCAGGTGACGCTGGTCTTGATTTGTACGCTGATGAACAAGTCGAGATTCCAGAGTTCGGACGCGCCTTAGTATCGACTGGGTTGAAAATGGCGATTGACCCTGGAAAGGTTGGCTTGGTTTGGCCACGGTCAGGACGAGCCGTAAAAGGCTTGAGTGTGGATGCTGGCGTCATTGATTCCGGATATCGAGGCGTCGTCAAAGTGCTGGTGACGAATTTAACGAAACATCGCGTCACTGTCATGCCCGGCGACAAGATCGCACAACTGCTGATTCAGCCCGTCTATGCTGATACGATTGTGGACTGCGCTGAACTCAGCGAAAGCGAGCGCGGCGAGTTGGGGTTTGGATCGAGTGGGGATTGATGATGCCAATCCCTGTTATTGAACTATCCATCGAAGACGCATTGCAAAGAAACAACCCGCGCGAACTTGCGCTAGATCATCTTCGCTATATGGCTTTGCGGAGACTCAAGGCACGGCAATTCGCGTATCTCAACAAACGGAATCTGGATGGCCGCAACTTCGATGACATGGTTGATGAGATTGCGTCGGGAACGTTTGATTGGTCGGGGATGGATTCATAGATTCATGGGAAAAACATAGGATGAGCAAAAACGTTGAATGGCTTCCCATGGAAGCCGCCCCGCGCGACGGGACGCCAATCCAAGCTGATATTCCTGGAAACGGGAAAGACAATATCATTCGCTGGGAATTCGGCTTACTGGATTCACAAGGCGAGGAATGCGGGGGATGGTGTTTCGTCGAGGACCAAGACTACCCTGAATGTTGGACCGATGGAATATGCTGGGAAGAGAATGAAGACGGGAATAAATCCGTTGATCCTGTCGCGTGGAAGCCTATTCAGAGCTTGGCTGGCCAGCATAAAAAATGGGAAGCATACGAACGCGCTCAGCAGGAGCTAGGAGAGTTTTGATGAGAAAAGACGTTGTATGCCCATACTGCGGCGCGGATGTTGAGATCAACCATGATGATGGCTATGGATATGATGAATCAGAAATTTACGAGCAGGAATGCGATTGGTGCGCAAAGGTGTTTGCGTACACCGTCTGCATAGAAATACACCATGAGGCAAAAAGGGCTGATTGTCTGAATGGCGAACCGCATAAATACAAACCTACAGCGGATAGATTTCCAGAAACACACAGAATGCGCTGTGCCGATTGTGGTAAAGTGATGATCAATACAGAGTTCTTGCGGCCATGATCGACACCGTTATGCTCTGCATGGCTTGGACCGTCATCGGCTACGCGCTTGCGCTGATCGAGCACGAGCGCGCCGCGTCAATGTCCAATCCAAGGTCTCCGCCTTCAGTCGATAACGCGCCTCCCCAACCCAGCGCCAACGCCATATCCCTCCAGCACCGCCCGGATCGTTTCTCATGCTTCCACTGCAAGCGCTGGCGGCACAACCAGCGGTTTGATATTGCGTGGTGCGACCAAGATCATGCCGAATTCCCGGAACTTTGCCCAGAATATGCCCCGAAGTATGGCCACGAAGGAACGCAGGACGCGCGACGACCCAGCCGGTCGTAGGAGGGATTCCGCCCAGAGCGGCCCGTTCTGCGGAAATCAACGTGCTATCCGCGCCGGTTTTTCCGTTCGGTTCGAGCAGTCTCTTCCGTGGTCACCATGCGCTTGAGTTCGGTTTCAACGAGGTTGCTCAAGGTTCTGTTTTGCTGATCGGCAATCGCCTTGAGCCGTGCTTTCAGGTCGGAATCGATCAGGATATTCAGGTTAGTCTTGGCCATGTTGCGCTCATATAGAAGTTATGTTATGGTCTACGCATGATAGCACAACGCGCCTACAAATATCGGTTATACCCGAACGCCGCCCAGTGCAAGCAGTTGGCGGTGGAGTTCGGGAACGCGCGGTTTGTCAGTAACCGCTGCCTGGACCTACGAAGCAAGGCATATGAGGCTGACAAGACGCGGCACAACTACGTGTCGCTCGGTCGCCAAGTGACGGGATGGAAGCGTGGCGAATTCCCCTGGCTGGCCGATTCCGCCGCGTGCTGCCTGACTCAAGCGCTGATCGATAAGGACAAGGCATACAAGAACTTTTTCGAGAAGCGTGGGCGGTATCCCCGATTCAAATCCCGCCATGACCGCCAAGCGGTGCGGTATACATTGGATCAGCGGCAAATTGATCGGACCTTTAAAGCCGGAGAATTTTTGAAACTCCCCAAGCTAGGGTCCATCAAGCTCCGATGGTCGCAAGTGCCGACCGGAATCCCAAAAATGGCCACCGTGAGTAAGACGCCTGACGGGCGCTATTTCGTGGCGTTTTCTTGAGAGGTCGAGATTAAGCCATTGCCAGCAACCGGAAAGGTGGTTGGCTTGGATCTTGGCATAAAGGACGTAGCCGTCGAGAGCGACGGCTGGAAGTCCGGCAACCCACGCAACCGGCAACGGATAAAGATCGCGCGGATTCACGCCAGAATAGCCGCCAGTCGCGCGGATTTCCTGCACAAGACCACCGCCGCCATCATCCAGAGCGCCGACGTGATCGCCATCGAGGACTTACACGTCAAGGGTATGATTAAGAATCATCACTTGGCGGGCGCGATTGCCGATGTCGGGATGGGTGAATGGACCTGTCCAGAGTGCGGAGCAAGACACGACCGGGACGTGAATGCCGCCAAGAATATTCTGATGTTCAGTGCCGCCGGGGAGGCGGGAATTAACGCGCGTGGAGTAGGCAAAGAACTTGTCGGATTACGTACCCGGCACCTACGTTGAAACGCGAACCGAGCCTGAAAAATTCATCTACGCGTCCTATCTGGAATGGGACGCGTAGATTAAAGGAGCGGATTCCAAATAAGGAAAACTTGCGTATTTTGGCTGACAACAATTTTCCGTTCCTTAGAAAAGGCTCATTGGTTTATAACTAAAATAAACCTATTGACTTTGTTTTTATTTTAGTGTATCAGAAAACTTGATTCAGACCTTGGAGATGGCATGGCTTACGAACCATCGCCGGCAGTACTAGATCTGATCCACGAATTCGAGCAAGGGCCACAGGGCGGAATGGCATCGGTTCCGTACCGTGATCCGGCGGACCGGTGGACTATCGGTTGGGGACACTTGATCCGCGACTCCGAGCGGTTCGACAGTCCGCTGACCGCCTTGCAGGCGGATGAACTGCTCATGTCTGATCTGGAGCGTTTCTTGGCCGGTGTCAACGGTCGCGTTACGGTGCCTCTGACACAATCGATGTTCGATGCCCTGGTCTGCTTCACCTTCAATGTCGGCTTGGGGGCTTTTGCCGGCTCGACACTGCTGCGTCTGCTGAACCAGCGCTTTTACGCCGCCGCCGCCGGACAATTCGAGCGCTGGAATAAGGGCACTGACCCAAAGACCGGCCAGAAGGTCGCCTTGCGCGGCTTAACAAGACGCCGAAAGGCGGAACGTGATTTGTTCGAGCGAGACGGGCTTAATCCATGATCTACTATCTACGCCTACTCGCTGCAATTGCTGATTCGAATTATCAGGAAGCCTATTGGGATGCCGTGGCGGTTTCTGAGTGGTGGGTTAGTGCGCTTGAAATGGTGACGAAGCGATGAAACGCTTTATCCTGATCTCGCTGTTGCTATCCAGCGATGTAGCCGCACCATGCCACGCGGACGAGGGGCTATTCTGGGCTGCCCCCCATGTCGCGGATACCGGTGTGTCGTGGCTCGTGTTACGGACTGTCGAAGGCACGGAGGAACTCAACCCCTTCGGATTTTCGGGAGTCGTGATCGCCAAAGCCGTCCTGGAAGGTGTCGCGCTGGGCTATCGGGATGCAGGAGACATCGAAACTTGCCAAGTTCTGGCCGGCGGCGCGCGCTTGGGCGGCTGGATCGGCACCGGTGCGACGCTGGGCGGACTGGCGGGCGGACCGGTCGGGATGGCTGCCGGCGGGTTGGCCGCAGGGCTTCTGTCGTGGAATGGTTCGCAACGGTCGGCGCTGGAAACGTGCTTGCAACAGCCCATGATCGACCCGGCCCCCTATAGTTACTCCGGCCCGGCCTGTCTGGGTTGGAATGACGCGCGCCCGGATTTTTGCGGTATCGATCAATAACCAAGAATCATCCCCTGTCCACCGCCTTGCTTGGAGAAAAAGCCGATGAAGTTACCGATCATGATAGCCGCCTCGCTGATGTCTCTGTCGATTCAGGCCGCGCCGTTCATCGTCAGCGATCCGTACCCAAGTACTGGCCCACAGCCCGATGAATTTGTGATTACGGTGTCTGGGCAAACCGATCCAGTCGTCGTTCCCGCAACTTCGACCACGCAAGGCGCGATGCTGAAATGGGACGTGGCAGGCATCTCTGGATCGAAGACGATCACGGCTAAAGCGCGCAACGCCTGGGGGGAATCCACAGCGAGCGGCCCTTTCACCTTCACCGCTGGAACGCCGGCCACACCCAGTGGAATTGGTCTTTCGGCCCAATAATTCGAGTTCAGAAATGAATATTTTTAAAGTCATTCCTGCTGTATTTGATGTACTGCGTAAAGGAAAAAGTCTATCAAACGTAGGAGCATGGAAGAATGCGCAAGCTATCATATTGCTAATAGCTGCTATTGATACGCTACTAAAGGCGCTCGGATATGACTTCGGCTTCACGAATGACGATTACGCGATTATCGCTGATTTTGTTATCTATGCTGTTTCTATTTATCTAGTGTTCGCCACGAGTGATAAAGTTGGACTTCCAGAAAAAACTATTACTCTACCAAGCAAAGGCGGCCATGCGGTTCCTTATAATTGGACTGATCCTACTCATGACAGGATGCGCAGTGGGGCCGATGAAGTGCCATCCAGAGTTAACGATTCGACAGCAGTATCTAGTGACTATGCCAACCGAGACGGCTGGAATAGTTGAAACTGTTGGTTTAAGTTGCGAGTTGATCTATTAATGGATAAGCTGACAGGAGTATGGAAAACATTAAGTTGGAGATTTCCTTTAGAATTAGATGCAAAGTATATCGACGGTACTAACTGGGAACTGATTAATGATTTTTCATATATTGATAAAGAATTAGGATTAATTACTATTCCAGTTGGATTTGCTACAGATTTTGCATCTATTCCTAAAATGTTTTGGTCAACATTTGGTGCCCCAAGTAATTACGCTCCATCAGCAACAATTCACGACTACGTATGTAGAAACAAAATTTTTGAAAGAAATGAATGTGATAAAGTTTTCTATAGAGCGATGATCGATTCTGATGTTAATTACACAACGGCGGTTATATTTTATGCTGCCGTTCGTTTGTATAGTATGGTGATGAAATGAACAGAAAATTCGGATGGAAATCTCGGCATGACGAGCGCTCTCGTACCTTCGCTCTCGATCCAGCGCTGGCAGGTTTGCGCCGTCGTTCTATGCGTTGGGCTTGTAGTGTTTATCTAGATCAATACGACGATCCAGCTTGTACCGGATTTGCAGTTTGTCACGAGGCTGCCGCCGAACCTTTCCCGATTCCGAATCTAACCGCTCCCCATGCTCTTGCGCTCTATCAGCGAGCAAAGGAACTCGATCAATGGCCCGGTGAAGACTATGATGGATCTAGCGTTCTAGGGGCCATGAAAGCTGCTGTTGAGAAAGGGTGGTACAAGGAATATCGCTGGGCATTCGGGGAGAATGATCTGGCTTTGGCAATTGGCTATATGGGGCCAGCAGTGCTTGGTATTCCATGGACTGAAGCGATGATGGAACCTGGATCAAATGGCGTTATCCGTGCGTCGGGCGCGGTGCTGGATGGCCATGCGATTCTGTGTACTGGTTACGATGTAACTACCAAACTTTATCGACTGCATAATTCATGGGGAATTGGGTTTGGGCTCTTTGGGGATGTGTTCATTCCTTCCGATGACTTAGCAGCGCTATTACGAGATGGTGGAGAGGCCTGTATTCCAACAATTCGTGCTGGATGCTGATATGCGAATAGCTATTGCTATCCTCCTGTCCATTTATATTGCTGGGTGTGCTCAGAATCAGCAGATAATTGATACGGCAGTTGAGCAAGCCGCTTCAGTGAATCATGCGCAATACCAAGTCGCAGAATTGATCCTATGTCGAGGTATGAGCATTGGAGAATGGATGCGAAGTATTGGACCACATCCTGAAAAGGTGAGTGGTTGGCAAGCGCTGTGTGTAGGGACATCGCTTCCTTCCTCACCACTTCCATCAAAAGAATAATAATCATGACCGTAGGGAATAATAATCAACAAGAAACAGACTCACAAAGAGAGCGTAGGATTGGTTATGCTGAGTTTGCTATAGCGGTTAGAGAGCTTACCAGACTAGCTAATGCTCATGAGACTGAGATTGCTGTCCTTAAAGAACAGCATAGAGTGATGGAAGCTCATAATAGAGATTTGGAATTATCAATAAGCCGACTTGGTCACGAAGTCGTCGCAACAAGGGATAGTGTGTCATCTACTGTTGGTCAGGTTAAAGATGCTATAGCAAGTCATATTATTAGTGATGAGCGTGCTCAAAAGATAGTATTACGTATGCTTTTATGCTTCCTTGCTGTAAATATAGTTGGCGTTATTTCTTATATAGGAACAGCCTGGATACAGAATGGAATGCCTTGGCCTATTTTTCCTTGGCTATAATTGAGATTTAGTCATGTCTATTACTAGCGGTGCGCTGTTTAATGGTGGGTTATTTAAAGGAGGATTATTTAATGGTGGACTATTTCAAAAAAGTCAACAGCCGACTACATGGGATTTGACGTTTACTACAACTGGAGCCAGTCAAGGCGTCACAGTCAATATATTCGGCGGGTCCGGGATCAATATCGTTATTGATTGGGGTGATGGCAGTTCAAATACTTACACGACAACTGGGGCAAAAAACCACACTTATACCGACGCCGGGACTCATGTCGCAAAACTTAGTGGGTCGTTTTCTACGAATGGAAATATCCGACTCGGGACAGACGCGACAAACAGGGACAGGTTAAAATCGGTGGGTGTCATGCCGTATATTCCAGGCATGACATTGATGAACAATACATTAAGAGATTGCACGGCATTGCCCAGTGTTCCCACGGACTTTTTGCGCTACAACCCGCAAATAACCAGCGTATCAGCAATGCTTTACGGGTGCACTGGCATGACAGGCAGTCTACGCGCTAACCTATTAAGATATACCCCCAACGTTACTGACATTTCGTATTTGATCGCGGTTAGTGGCATCACTGGAATAGAAAATGATGTATTTAGATATTGCCCTGGAATTACCACGGCTTATTGGTTTGCGTATCTTGCTACTGGGTTAACAGGCAAATCAGTACCAGCAGACCTATTCAGATATAACCCGCTTTGTGCTAACTTTGGAAGTTGCTTTCAAGGGATCACGTTTACAACTGCAAGCTATAGCGATCTATTGGTTTCATTAAATACTTACAATAGCAATACTGGAGTGCAATTTCACGGTGGAAGCTCGAAGTATAATTCAACTGGACAAGCAGCAAGAAACAATCTCACTGGCGTAAAGACATGGACTATTACTGACGGGGGGCTTGAGTGATGGGAGAGATTAGCAAGCCTCAGAGGGCAACCTATTTTATTGCTCATGGCCCAGTCGTTACGCATACGGGAATTACTGATCCAGGCCAAGTCACAACTACCGGACAGCCTTTATTCGATACGTCTGCTGACGAGAACGAATATCTGGGACTTCTAGCGCCAGTTGCAGCACAATTTCCGCCGCTTCCGGCTACGGGGACTGTATTAAAGGCCGGTGAGATTTATCTATGGAATAGCGTCGCGGTTATGGTTCGGCAAGATCACGTCCGCACTGAACATGCCCCGGATACCGTTTCCGCACTCTTTTTAGTGCATCGGATTGATAACGGTATCGACTGGATTGTGGGTGAGCAAGTCTATGTCGGAACTAGACGCACATATAACAGCGTGCTCTATGAAGCGATCCAAGCCCATGTCACACAATCTGACTGGACGCCTCCAGCGGTTCCAGCGCTTTGGAAAATCGTCGAAGTAGGTGGCGGTGGCGGTTCGACGTGGGTCGATACCGGCGCAACAGTGACTGCGCAAGCAGGACAACTTTTCTACGTAAGTGCTAATATTTCGACACTAGGGCTAACTGCTGGACAAGCGATTCGATTTGGAACAACTCTTGAAACCACTTACGTACAAACGTGGCCAGGAACTACTACGCTTATGCAAATAAATCCGTATGTTTCTGCTCAGGTTGGAATGAAAGTTTGGAAGTGGGCTTAATCTTATGGCTAGTATATCTACAGTCCAATTTAAGTTTCCACTTGGACAAGATAATATAACTCCAGAGACGCAGCTTCAGGATGGATCAGCACGCTCCTTAATTAATATCGATCCATACCCATCTGGCGAAGTAAGAACTAGAGCAGGGCTACGTTTAATTGCATCAGGAAATTTTCATTCACTATATCAGCCGAGTCATAAAAAGTTTTCCCTATGCTGGAAGGATGGAAATCTATGTAGGATTAATGGGAATACAGTAACTTCGTTACAAAATCTATCAAGTCGTATTATTAACTATGCCGATCTAAATGGCGAAACATTTTGGACAAACGGTGAAACTGCCGGCAGGGTAAAACTTGATGGTACTTCTAGTTTTTGGGGCTTACCCTTACCACCATCTCCTGAAGTCACAGTAATTATGTCAGGAGGACTACATGCCGGTACATATCAGATTGCTATGACGGCAGTAGTTGATGGGATCGAATCTGGATCTAATACTCCAACCGTAGTTCAGGTAGCAAAAGGTGGAGGAGTAGAAGTATCAGTTCCAACTGGAGCAACATTTAATATTTATATGACTCCATCTAATGGAACTTCATCAGAATTGCGATATGTAGCTACCGCACAAAGTGGAGCTATTTCTAAAATAGGGACTGGCACTCTAGGACGCCATTTAAGGGGATTGTTAGCTCATCGTCCAAGACCCGGACAAGCGATGGCTAGCTATCAAGGAAGACTATTTGTAGCTAGTGGATCATTTGTATGGTTTACTGAGGCAATGGCTCCCCATTTATTACTGCCCGAATTTGGATATTTTAAATTTGATAGCGCGGTTTTAATGATTGGAGTTTCTGAAAATGGACTTTATATAGGAACTCGTGATTCTATACGATTTTTAGCTGGAAATTCCCCGGAACAGATGTCTGTTCGATTTGTATCTAGTGTTGGATCGGCATCTTCGGCTATTAGTTTATCCCCGGTTTCCTTTACCGATAATGGCCCAGTACTGGGTAGACAGTGTGCTTGGGTAAGTTCTGATGGCTATTTATGCGTCGGGAAGCCGGACGGCATAATCTCTAGACCTCATCATAGCCGATTCTGTATGGGTAAGCTTAGTGGAGTTACTCTATCAGAAATAGAGCGTGGAGGACTAAGGCAGGTTATTGTAGGGATCGGAGGGTCGGAGCTAGGCCAAATTCCGGTTAATGATGCCACAGTTGCCGAGACTTTTACGCATGGGCTTATCCTTGGTGAAGCCTGATGAGCGGGCTAGGCGTGAGAAGATATGTAAGTCATGCTCACATCGAACTGAAAAGAGATTTCCACTACCAGCTATTTTTGGTAGAGAGTCTATCGTTATAATCTGCAAAATGTGCGGTTGTCCGGCTGGAGCCCGTCTGTATTTTGGGTGTCCAGAAAAGCATTGGTAATCTCGCTAATTAGCGAAGTGGAGAAATAAAATGTTTGAATTGGCGAATGTATCGATCTCGAAAATGATAAATACGATTCCGACTCGGCATTGGCGAGAGTTTATGAGGTTGTTTAGAAATCATAAGTGGGAACGGACTGACGATGGCGGTATTTTCATTTCAGAAGCAAAAGCGCAAATGAATGGAAATTACGAGACGTGGGCTCCAGACGGCCTTGGATGGCAACTTGGCCATAATCTATGGACAACAGAAGGATTTAACCATCTACTAAGTGTCGCAATTAACGGAGGGACTCAAGTTCCGACATGGTATGTGGCTCCAACTGGAGCAAATGTTGCCGTTGTTAATACGCTAACCGCTGCTACATTTGCCAGTACGCAAACTGAATTGACATCCAGCTACTCGGAATCTACTCGGGTTGCCTTTGTTGAGAGCGCTCCAAGTGGAGGAAGTCTTAGTAATACGGCTAGTCCGGCTATTATTACCGCTGCTTCGGATGGAGTTAATATTTGGGGGTTTGGGATATTGTCTGTTGCTACGAAAGGGAGCACGAGCGGCACTCTGTTATGCGCTACAACATACCCATCGGTCAGAACGCTAGCAACTACTGGCGATCAGCATGGAGTTCGACATACTCTCACTCTTAGCAACCCGGCATAATGCCATGCCTGTACTATTTGAAAACAATGCAGTTGGGGCCCTATCTGGATCAATTTCTGGAGGAGCCACATCATTCTCTCTAGTTGGAGGGCAAGGCGCATTATTTCCAAATCCATCGAATACCTTTGAGTATTTCTATGTCAGAATTGGAACTGATGCTAGTAATGAAGTAGTAAAATGTACAGCACGAGCAACAGATACTATAACTTGTAATGCGACAGTTGGAGGTTGGTCATCTGGCGCTGCCGTACAGTTAACATTGCCAAAGCAAGTTATAGCGCTACTCCCTCAGCTTATAACAGCAGATACAACAGTGACTCTGCGATCGAGTGGGGGAGACTACACTACGCTTACAAATCTGTTAGCAGCGATTAAGAATGTTATCGTTGCTCCTGGGCATACGCTTACTGTAGAAATAGATGACGGTACGTGGTCTGCACCGGTGACTATTAAGGATACTGATTTCCTTACTCCTAATCGAATTATTTTCTCGGGGAGAAATACCTACAGCAAGACATTATCGAGCATTCAATCTAGTTCTGGCAGTACTGGAAATTGGTCGTTAACTTTAAATCTTAATAATGTAACTAATATCGTGGTAGGTGACTATGCGCATATTATTACAGCTAGCGGAGGTGTTAATCCCGTATTTGTTTGTGGCGCTCATGAAATTACAGGAGTTGATGGGGTAAATAATAGAATTACTGTTACCAGTAAGAATCTTTATACGTCAGCCCCAAGTGGCGCGGTAGTAGGGACAATTACTATCATAAAATCAGTATTATCATTTGCTGGGTTTTCTGGATTTGAGAGTAATGGCGGATTAGGATTTGCTTCCCTAAAAAATATGATAGTAAAAGGGGATGGAACGGCAAGCACTTATGGGTTATACGCACATGACTTAGGGAAGTTATTTGCTGACCCAGTTGGAACTGATTTTAAGATTGGCGTTACTGGATTTCCTCAAGCTGCTTATGCGATGAATGGAGGACTTATTAATGCTCGCTATGCTTGTTTTGTGGGAATTGGAGCGGCCCAGCATGTAGTTATTGCTGATAATAACTCAAGTATTGATATCAGAAATGCTGTTATTATTGGCGGAAACTATGCCACCTATGCCTATCGAAGATCATTTATAGATTTTACATCAGGAACAGCTTGTGGCAACTATACGAGCGGAGCCAATACAACTCATCTTTATGCTGATAAAGGAGGTTATATTACAGCGGTTAGTCATGTAACTCAGCCAACGGGGTCTGTTTCTCCAACGGCTAATACTGTTGGGAATGAGAACAGCTATATCGATACCTAAGACATGGCAACTACGTCTGTTATAAATCGTGGGCCGATTAACTCGTTTGCTCTTAATGCAAGCAATGAGGCATTCGATTTTGGAACATGGGATGTAGCGATAGCTATTGATTCTATAGCGGTTATAGAATTAATTGATAGCATAGATAATGCTATTGCTGCTGATAGTGCAGGGCTATTGCTATCGTATACCAGCACGACGAGTATAGCTATTGGATCGGACTATACTGCGGTTAGCCAAGAATGGAGTGATAGTTTAGATATTGCAATTGGTTATGATATTCAATCCAGTACGCTCTATATAAATAAAAGCACTATAGATGTTGGAGTAGGAACTGATTTATTTGGAGCTTTATTACGAATATCAGAATCATCTGATATATTAACTGCTAATGATTTTAGTGGATTAATCGAATTAATATCTAGTAGCGATCTTGCTGTTGGGTCTGATTTATTTGAGTTAGTCATATACTTTAATAGCAATGACAGAGCAATTGGTACTGATGCTAGTATACTATCTATTTCTATATCTTCAATTACAGAAGATACTGGAATTTCTTCTGATGCAAGTAATCCTTATGAAATTGGGATAGTTGTTATATCAGCGTATGCTATTAATAGTGATACCGGATCAGTATCATCATATACTTTTCCTAAGATCATTGAGGCGCTTGAAACAATTGATAATACTCTATATATAGCTACTGATACAGGGCTATATGCAATGGACTCGGATACTGATATAGGTGATCCAATTGTTTGGAGTGTGTCAACAGGATTTTCAAATCTAGGTAGCGAGATGATAAAGCGAGTCAATGATATTGACTTATTATCTCGTACAAGTGGAGATGTACATCTAAAAGTTATCACAGGCAGGCTTGGCGATAAGCGTAGAGATTTATTCCGTAAACCGGCTCTTACGGCTAATACTCATCGAGATCAAGTAATCAAGGTTGGACGGGGATTAACTAGCGTATACTGGGGCTTTGAGTTAGAAGGACAAAATTTTGCAGATATTGATGAATTCATATTATCCGTTCTGCCGCTATCAAGACGCCGATGAACGAACATCTTCCTGATTCTAAAAGCAGCTTATTGCTGCGATATGATAATATCTTATTTAAAGATGCTGTCAATATATCGCCAGAGTCTAATTTGTTTTCGGTTGGAAGAATGTTGTTAGGGGAGCTTAGAAATAGACTATCTTTAGGAGGAATAGAAGTTGGAGCGCAGAAATTAATATTGCAAAATGGAGATCAAATAATTGCCATTGTTGGCCATGGGATTAATAAGATTATTCTTCTAGAGAAACCTCCTCAGATTCCAATCCAAATATCAGAAATACTGCCTTTCTTTCTAGTATATCCTTGCTCACCTTCTATGCCATTTGGATACGGAATAGACGAAAAAGGCAATAAAAAGGTAAGAACCATTCCTTACTTTATTGACGAGCCAGTATTTATTTCTTACCCTATATTACAATTCGCCTGTATTGGTAAGGTATTTTACCAATATCAGCTTCCAAATCAATATACGACTAAACATCCATATTATTATCCCTATGGAAATCAGTATACCTATGATCTGGGCGGTAATATATGGACTTGGTGGCATTCTGGCTATGGAGATTTGCCTCACTTACGGGAGAGATTATATACCAACGCATTAAGATTTGAGCAGTCATATATGCCAATTCTTTGTACTGAGGAGGCAATACCATATATCTATTTTTTACAGAATGTCTCTGCTCCAGTGCCGGTTGATGTTAGAATTTATCGAAATGGAATTGAATCCATAATCCCGCCCGGAGAAGTTGGTAAGTTTATGGTAGCCGGGGTAGGCGTTAGAGAAAATGGAGATGTTATCTATGTTAAATCTGCATTTTCTGTTTATACATTTTAC